CTAACCTCTGTGCGATTCTACCCAAATTTTCATTATTTGCAATTTCAGTAATGTTATTTGCTTCAAGTGTAATTTGTGTAGAACTATCAACTGTCTTTACTAAACCAGTAAAAGCACCGGCATCATCGTAGACAGCATCACCAACGTTGAACTTTGTTGTAGCATCTACAGTATCTACAGTTAGAACAGCGTCTGAACCCGCAGTAATTGTGCTTTCGTCCAAAAGAACACCAGTAGCCTCTACATCAAGCAAAGTATCGAATTGGCCACCAGTTGCGCCAGCAGAATCTACATCAATCGCCTCCATACCAAGACAGTAATAGAGCCACCGAGCATTGTGCATATTCACTTCAAACGAGCCGCCTTGATTGATGAAGCGACCCGGAACTTGCACAGCAACATCTCGACCAAGACCAACCACATGGTAACGCTTGAGGTCTACCTTTGTTTCAGGAAGTGTGACTGTAGCAGCAAGACCAACGAATTGGTCAGTAAGAACTGATTCAGAAGAAGAAGTTGGAGTATCATTGTAACTCATGTCTATGTCCAAAGATGGAAGGCCAAAAGAGTGGAAAACAAGAGCATCATTTGTGCTACTTACTGTAGAAGTGCCTTCAGCAAGAGCAGGTGAAACGACAAAATCAGTTTCCGTAGCGCTACCACCTGTCCCAACATGATGTTGCACAACAGTGAAAATCTTCCCAGTGGAAGTATTATCATCAAGAGGATAATTTGAACCACCAATGATACTCATTTTTGCTCCAACGAGCATACCTCTTGGAAGTTTAAGAACACCACCATTAACAGGCACAGCCGCGTCGCCACCAGCAAGTCGTATAGTAGATGTATCTGCTGTAGCGTCAGTGGATTGATGTGTGAACGTAAAATCACCACCAATCCCGTGTTTAAGAATTAATGCTGTCTCGTGACCGAAGGAAACTTCGGTTAAATCACCCTTGTATACTGTCGATGGCATGCTCTACACCTCATGGGATAAGTTCCGCGAAGATAACTACTTCGGTCTGAAAGGTCATTCTGAATAAGAATTTGCTCCTATCGGACAAATCCGTGCGTGTTTTGAACACCATCCGGTCGAAGTTTGTTCCGTCACCTTTGCGCTTCAAATGAATAAGACGACGAACTTCGTTCTCCATCTTCTGAAAATGTTCACGACTCTTTGTCGTGCGAATGTCAATTGTAACGTTAATACGAGTTGTAACAAAGTCGTAAAGAATCTCAGGTGCCTCTTCGTTGTGCGCTGTCTCATAGACCAACACATAGTCCGACTTCTTCATGTCTATACGCTTACCGCGCTCAGGATTGATGGTTGCAATGTCAGCGATGACAGGCTTGATGTTATCCGTATTACCACGATTCCAATCGTTAAGAGCGGCAAGAACAGAGTCAATACCCTCAAGAAAAGTTGCTACCATTACTCCAACTCCCTTCTATGTGCAACGACATCTGCTATAATCCCATCAGTAGTAACACGTAATCTCTGTGACATAAGAGCCGGGGACTCAGTCATCATACGTTTATTCACTCTATTTAAAGCGGCATTAGTAGCGCTTTCATCGTCAGTAAATTCCAAGCCTTTCTCTTGTTGCTCAACGACTTTTCGATAAGCCTCAGGACTCTTAGTGATGACTTCTTTTAATTCTGCTTGATACTCAGGCTTGAGAAGTTCTGCATTAAACTCGTCAAAGAACTCGTCTATTGTGTCCTTTGGCATAGTAATCACTCGAATAAAACAATCTCCGTATAGCGAGCGAGGATAGCATTGACTTCAGCCTGAAGAAGTTGAACTTTTGAAGACATGTCAATATTACTTGTTCCCTCAGGTAAAAGGACAGTTCGGTCATCAGACATGAGAAGGTCAATCACAGTCATCTTAGTGGCTGCTTCTTCAATCGCTTTTTCCAAATATCTCTCACCATAGATGTAAGATACCTTAACAGCATTCCACTCAAAGAAAGGATATGAGTTGTTGAAGTAAACGATACCTTGCTCATAGTCCATCCACCAATCTTTCAAACGAGCGTTATCTCCACTCGCACTACCACCTTGAAGGTCTACCAAAAGAGTATGTTGTGTAATTTGACCGCCAATATCGCTGAGAGCGCTTCCCACGACGATAGCACAGCCAGTGAAAGATGTATCAGTCGTTCCGGTGTATCGGAAGACATCACCACTGGCATCTACACAAACACCAGCCTTCGCAAAGCCACTGGTTGAATCTACGTTAATTGTAGTTGAAGCGAGGCTACTAAAAGTCGCAGTATTCACTTGTGTCTGTGACAGCGTGACACTACTGTCTGTCACGACAATACTACAAGTTTCACCCGCCTTTACAGGACGCATGCTTGAAACTTTGACAACACCAGTGCCATAGTCAGCATTGGCTGTAGCAAAGAACTCATTGTGGACAGCGATGTTACTTGTGCTTCCCTCAAGAGTAAACGTAGGTGAGAAGTCAACAGCAGCCTTACTCACACGGTCTTCTTTGTTGATGAGGTCAGCGAGATTTTGAGCAGTGGTTGTGGCATCAAAATCAGCACGCCACTGCCCAGTTCCAGTTCCAGCAGTTAGAACACCAGCAGACCCATTGCCGGGAGAGAATACAATTGAACCACTAATAGCCCGAACATCAGCGGGTATACCAATACGAACTTCAGCCCCGCAGATTTCACGATAGTCGTCACCCTGCCATAATTCGATGCGTAACATCTGTTGAACATTGCGAAACAGAAGAGGGGTTGTCCCAACATAATCCGTATAGTAACGACGACGGTATGGTTTGTATGTATCAAAATTGATGTATTCTGCACTTACAAGGTAGGGTCGCCATGCATTATGTGTAATATTATCAATACGGTCTTGTATCTCACGAATACGTGTTTCTACAATCGCTCTTGTTACACCACGTTGACGGCCAACAGTGCCGTTGGTAAAGGATGCGTTGTTCTGCACATACGCGTTATCCGCTACCTGAAAATCAGCGTGAGTAAAAGAGCCAGTGAATGCTAACTTTACACCACTCGCTCCGCCATTACTAATTGCAGTAATGGTTTTGTCAACACCGAGAGGATTGGCGTCACTGTAAATGAGGATTGTATCTCCTACTTCAGTCCCGCACCTTCTGTAATCGTCGCCAGTGATAAAGACACCGTCAGAAACAGAATCAGCAGAGACAAGAACAGGTTCTTGAGGACCGATGCCAAGATAGTCAGCGACTTTTTGAGCAGTAGTATAGACAATTGCTGTAGGGTCGAGAGGGCGTGTTTCAGCCTCACCGGGACTAAAGACAACTGGCATCTACTCCCTTGCCTCCTCATCTCGGTGACCGAGGTTATATTCCATGGGCTTCTTACAAGTCGCACATGTTTCTCGCCACAGGAAGTGGAGCATACCACAATGTTTGCAACGAGTGCCTTTACCAATATTAAGAATATCAGCAGCCTCACTGTTACGATTACGTTGCTCACTTACAACGCCATGTAGAGGACGCTCTTCGTCAGCGATTGCACCAAGGTCAAGGTTGACATCAGAACGAATGGCTTGTTTTTGCATGCGTTCTATGTCTGAAAACTCAATTGTGTGAAGTTCCAAACCCATGCATACCACTCACTCTCAACTTGTAGTTACAATAATGTAGATATTTCCAAGCACTGTATGCGGGTCACAAGACACACAAGTGTTGCTGCCAATAGCAGTGCTAATGTCGGTAGCGATTGCTGTTCTTAGTGTGGTGTCAGCAAAGTTCTTTGGCGGAAAAGGGCCAAGAATTGTAACTGACTTTGCCATCTAAATCACCGCCCTCAAGAGCGGCGACCAATCGCAAGGAAAGTTCCGTCAGAGGAAGCACCAGAGCCACCATTACCACCAATAATAGCAATAGAAGCACCAGTAACAACTCCCATAGGAGTGAACGACAAAGCCTGAGCGTCATCATCAGCAACGTTTCTTACGTTGAAAGTGCCGGGGGTGGCTGTGCTGTTAAGAATAAAACCATCAATGGATATGAGTAAACCACTCAAATCAATAGTGGTGTCTGCGCTAGCGAACGTTCCTGTTACAATCATTCGGTCACCAAAATAGGTAGGTCGGGGGTCAATTGTTACTGCCATCTAAATCACTCTTCTTCTTCTTTGGACTCGGCTACGAGTTCTTCTGTCTCTGCCACTCCGTCGGGACTCATAACAGTTGCGACGAGTTCGAGTAGTGTGGACTTGGTTGCATAACCCTTAGGTTTGATATCATAAGTAGCCAGCCAGCCTTGAATATCCTTGCGGGACCATCCCTCATCAGGAATACCATCATTACCAAGGTCTTCACTTCGCTCTTCTGCTTCTGTTGCAGTCCAACCCTCTATGCGAAAGTTCAACTCATCAAGACGAGGAGCGTATCTGTCAACCCATGCAGTTGTTACTTCAACTGGTCTATTCTGTTCCCAATCAGGCATCTTCGGGTCTGTAGCCCGACGCATATGGGAGCGACCAATGTAAGTCACAATAGGCATTTGTAATCACCTTCAACCGGCGATTAGTGTAATCAAGGTCGTGTCTGTAGCGCCACCGACTGTGAAGGTTAATTCACCAGTTTCGTGGGCTACAACAGTTGCTGCTGCTGCTAGTGATTCATCAGTGTCAGTGTTGTTTGTCAAGTTGATAAGCGCATAGATGCGGCTTAGGCTTGAGTCAAAAGCATTTACTGCAAACTTCTGAGTTGTGCCTGTGTCACCAGTGACCATGACTGAGATTAGTCGAAGTCCGCTGACTGGCTCGTTGCTGCTAGAGTTTACTGCTTGGAATCCTGTAAGAGCACCGGGGTAAGTCCCTGCTGCTGCTGTGCCGGATAACCATGCGGTGTTATCTCCAACAGTGCCATCTGCGTTAGGGACTGTTGCTGGAGCACCGGGGCTGTTTCCGCCCACTGGTATATCCAAGTAGGTAGTCGTTACTGTCAAGTTTGTGTGTGAGGTTACGGTTGCCATGTTTCTTCATCTCCTTATTTCTCTATTCTCCATCAGGACAAGTCCCTAATGCTCCCTTGTGCGCGGAAGAAGGTAGTCCATACTTCACCCATGGTTCGGTATAGCCCTTCCTGACCGAGACGGTTGATAGCGAACGGGTCGCCTGTCTCGATACCGGACTCGAAGTATTGAGTCGGGATTGCCGTGGAGAAGTATAGGTAGTCCGTGTCGAGGAAGTAAACTCGGCTGATGCCGTCCTTCTCAACGTCCTTGGATGGAATGATTGGAACACCGTTGTAGGTTGCGACGATGAAACCGGCTTCGATACCGGGAACACCCTTTACACCGTTGTAGGTTGGTGTAACGCGCTTCTCTTCCATGAATCTCTGCTGTGCTTGTAGCAACTGCTGTAGGCGCATTAGAGTATCATATCCAGTGAGCATAACCTTGGGGTTTCCACCAAGTTCCCACATTCTCTGGAATACATCATCTAATTGGTCAAGGGAGAAAGTTCTCCTCTGTCCTGCTGCTCGGTCAGCACCACAGTTAACAACAGCGTTGGACCATGAGTTTGCACTTCGGTCAATGCTGTAGAT